CTTCCCTGTAAGGATCAATCATGAAGAAACTACTTCTTATCATTGCACTTATTTTCACAATTGCCTATTGGACTGAGGTGAGCAACTTTGTTTCTGGAAACTTTACCGATATTGGAAATAAGACTGCAAAATGGATGGTCGATCATACACCAAAAAAGTAAGATGAATAATCTACTACTTCCGGTAAATGATGAGTTCATTGATACTGTAGCCAAAGCTATTGCAAGGAACAGAATTCATCAAGATGCATCTTCCGAGTTGAAAGATATTATTGGGTTCGGATTAGAAGATTCAGATAGACTTGAAACTACATTCGATAATATCTTTGAAAGACTCTGGGGTGGCACCACACAACACGATGAAAATCAAAAAGATCAATATAGAGCCGATGCTAGAGCAGCCATTGCGGCAATAAATCTAAAGCTCCTTACTTCGGTAGAGTAGAAAGGATAAATACATCAATGAGGTATATTGATGTCAAGTTCGCTACTCTTTAAAATAAAAGATAATGTAGATATTGATAAACATCGACTACTCGAAATCTTCTTTAAGGATTGGGTAGATGATGCATGCAACAACCAAGTTCACTACAAAGTTGAACGCGATGTAAGAAAAAATTGGGAACCAGGAATGGTTCGTTATAAAGAAACATTTCGCGTAGACTTTGAAACCCAGGAAGATGCGCTAGCAATGCGACTAAAAGGAGTCCCTAAGGAATTCCAGTCGTATCTGGAAATTGTTAAGTAGATAGCTTGACAATTTAGTGTGCAAAAAGTACACTAGCAACAGGATCTTCTTGTCCTTAAACAACAAAGATTAACAATCATGGATACTCTACTTCTTAACGCAGATGGCATGCCACTTTCTCAAGTTCCACTTTCTGTGGTTACTTGGCAAGTAGCCGTGCGTCTGATGTTTTTGGACAAAGTGAAGATTCTAAAGTCCTACGACAATTGGACCATAAGATCCCAACACATGGAGATGAAGGTTCCGTCCATTGTTATCATGACTGAGCAAGTCAAGTGGAGCAAGACACTAAAGTACAGCCGTAATAACGTGTATCTTCGGGATGACTTTACCTGCCAGCTGCAAACGACTTGGAGATGCAAGGAAGCAAAGGGCAAGGTCAAGCTGTCTGAGCTTACGTTGGACCACGTTATTCCACGCTCGCATGGTGGTAAAACCAACTGGCTCAACGTCTGTACGTCCTGCAAGGCGTGCAACAGTGAGAAGGGCGCAGATCACAAGATTGTTCCGAAGAAGAAGCCGCACAAGCCATCTTACTACGAAATCTTGAACAAGCGTAAGACACTTCCAATTCACATCCGTGATGAGGAATGGAAGTTCTACATTGATTGGCCGGAGCACTTGGTTAAGGTTCTTCCTCAACCTAGTTAAAGATTGTTATTGGGATCATATAAATACTATACCAGCTTACCTTAGGCTGGGCTAACCTAAAGGAACCGTTAGGTTAGAAACATCCTGAAGGAGGTATGTTATGTATGATCCCAATATGTCTGTTGACCAAATAAACTATGGCAACATTGACACCATTCTCTCTGGTATTTCAATGAGTGATGCATTGAATCTTTGGCAAAAATTATTAGATGCTAGGATGGCATTGCCACCCAATGATAGATTCTTTGAATTAAAAGGTATGCTTGAAGATCATACTGTGCCGGTATATCAGGCTTATCAGGGAATTGATGTTGTGGCACTAAGAGCACAATATTTTGCTTCAAGTGGTCCCGATACGGGCTGGAATCCATTGAGCCCGGCTGTATTAGCATTGGTAGAAGCCATTCGCGGACCTAGTGCTGCACCAGTTGTTGCTGCACCAGTTGTTTCTACTCCACCTAAGAGAACTAGACGGTAGAAATTTAAGTAATTAACTTTACACAGAAAGGGCCCCAGGGGCCCTTTCTCTTGGGTGTTAATACCAAAAAGAGCCTATTTTTGTCCAATAAAATCAGAATATTATGCACGAGATGGTAAATAAAAACGTATAGAATTGCTCAATACACAACCATTTTAATCGGAGAACACAATGGCAAAAGCAAAGAAAGTAGCTGCACCAGCAGCAGAAGTAGTAACACCAGCAGCAGAAACTCAGACAACAACATCGGTAGAAGCAGTTCAGCTAACAATCGCTGATCTTCAACTTCTAGCACGTATTGTTGATCTTGCTTCGCGTCGTGGTGCATTCCAGGCAGGTGAAATGTCACAAGTTGGCGATGCTTACAACAAGCTTGCCGGCTTCCTTACATACGTCGAAAGCGTACAAAAGAAGGAAGAGGCAGAGAAGGCAGAGACAGCAGAAACACCGGCAGCATAACCAAAGGGGCTTTGCCCCTTTAAGGAGTAAATATGGCAATAGAAGGCCTAAAAAAGCATTCCGGGCAGCTTTCAAACACCGGAGTTCGTGTAGCAGTAGTTTTTAGAAAACTGCCAAACGACGAAAACAACTGTCTAATCGTAGAAACAGAGCGTCTTCCAGACAGCTATCACGACTATGTCATTCAATGTCTAAATAGCAGAGAAGCATCAGAGACAAATGAATTTTACGAAGTCCTGAATCGTAGAACATTTCCAGACGGCTTAAATTGCCTAACAGCACTTCACCAACGTGGATTTTTACGTAAGGAGCCTGTAACAAACATTACAATGTATCCGTTACCTGGTCAGGCAGTACCACTAGCCCTTATCAATGCAACCATTGATAAGAAGGTCGATGAGTATATGGCAAAGCAGAAGGCACCTGTACCGACAGTCGATGCTACCCTTGCGGCATTAAAGGATCCGACAGCGGTTGCTAAAGGATTAATTCTTCAAGCTGAACTGTTAGAAGCCGATGCTGCTGCTAAGAGAGAAGAAGCATATGCATTAGATCCGGAATCTCGCCCGGGTCGTGGACGTCCATCTCTTCCTGACGACATAAAGGCTGAAAAACTCGAAGAACGCAAAGAAAAGCGACGTGAACGTGACCGTCTTAAAGCTGCCGAATTAAGGGCAAGCAAGGCCGATGCCGCAATCGATGCTAAAGTAGCAGCAAAACTGAAAAGAGATGCTGCTAGGGTAGCTCAGTCCTAATCTCCGTAATACAGCTGGTTTATTCCGGCTGTATTCTTATAAATATAGGAGTAATCGGAGATGAGCAATATGGCCAAAAAGACAACCACTAGCTTCAATATAGATAAGGCTATGAGTAGAATTGCCAAACCATCTGTATTTGATCGTATAGTAAAAGAGATTGAAGCTAAAGAAATACCAGCAAAATATGTAGAACAGATACTTGTTCAGTATTACGATGGTAATGTTGTTGAACTTAGTGGAAAAGAAATAACTCATCCTATCCCAGTAAATAAAAATGCTACATGGGAAGTTATGGAAGATTCATTTAAGAAAATGAGAGATGTCAAAATATTCATTAATACAGAAAAATTAGAAAAGGATATCAACGAACAAGTTGAAAAAATCCTAGGGAATTTTTGTTAAGAACTAAATTTTTTCTCTAACCATTTAAAATCATTGATCAGCCCGAGCATATCGGGCTGATCCTTATGTACTCTGCCAAACTCGGCGCCTTCCTTTGCACCCATAATAGCAAAGTCTCCAAATTCCCTATCTTCTCCCTTTGAGCACCAGATAGAAAGTCTGTGCTCAGTTTCACTATTATCCTGATTGGGAATAATCTTTGATGCAAGTTTTGCACATTCTCTGAATCCACTGCGCCAGGCTGAGAATGGATCTGTATTGAATTTTGTGATGTTACTAACTTCTTCAATTACCTTAAAGCTCTTAGAAACAGTGGTAGTGAAATCAATTGGAGATCCTGCATAATCTAATAATATTTTTGTTGGAAATAATTTTACACCACCATATCCATATTCGAGATCATTTACGGGATTACAAGAATGCCACACATGCACTGATTGTCTGTCCAAGGAGTGTGGTTGATAATTAAAGTCAAATTCTGGCAGAATTTCTGCGTCAGCATCTACAACATAAAACATATCCGATTTTGCTAATTTAGCAGCGACCTTATGTGCTTCGAATATTCCCTTTACTCCGTGAATTCTTTGTGCCCTGGAAAATCTATTCCTTAATGTTTGATAGTTTATATCAGCATATTCTTCATCATAGCTAAGGAAAATAATATCAAATATAGGATAGGTATAAATTTTTTCAGAGATATTCTTAAAATGCAGTTTACCCGGCTTCAATCTATCATCGCTGTACACAGACGCATCTTGTAGCACCAATGAAGAATTATACATAAGAACACGCATATCATTATTCCAGATATGAATGTATCCAGCATCCCAATCCTGTGGTTTGAATGAAAAATCAAAATTAGGAAATAAAAGTTCCTGATCTGATCTAATTATATAAAAGTATTCAGCCTTACATTTTCGGGCAATGCTGGTAAGGATATCATCTGTTAGATATGAATGCTCCGAAAATACCATACCATTGATATATGTGTTCTCACAAACCCTCTTAGATACATATTCGGTTTGATCATCATAAACGATATAGACTGGCTGACGCATTAAAATTCCATTAAGTGTGCAGTTATTTAGCCAACTTCTCTTGACTAAAATATAATTATACACTAAAATACCCATAACATCAAGGACTGCTGTGAAAAAACTATTCGTTGCTTTGGCTTCTATTTTTGCATTGTCAGCAATGGCCCAATCATCAGATTGGAAATTGACTACGGTACCAGGTGCTGATCGAGAAACTGTTGGGCATATCTACCATACAAGTGCGGTAGGTACACAGACAGGTTCGAAGATTGAAAAGTTTGTTACGGGACTTCGGCTTGTTTGCACCGCACGTGAATCAACATCGAATAAAAATGCGGATCCTGTTATTGCCATTTATTGGAATACAATGATTGGGAGTACACCACAGTTTGTTGATATTAAAGTCGACGGAAGGCAAGTAGGTGTAGGGCAAGAAACCAAATGGGACCAGGATGGGCCTTTGTTGCTAAGAAGGATTTCCGAATCCAGCACACTAATGCAATCAATGAAGACTGGACGCAGTATTAGCTTTCAGTGGTCTGGTACCGATGGTGTGCGCAGGGCAACTATTTTCGATCTGCGCGATTTCAGGTCGAATCTGAGTGAATTCAATACTCTTTGCAAGACACAGATATAAATAGGTACATAATTTTCGGAGTCGTCGATGCCACATACCTTGGGTAAAACTCTAGCAGTTGCTACCCTTTCTTTAGTTTCAGCAGTAGTCATTATTTATGCTATAGAGAGAACTGATCCGGCACGCAGTCTAATCGAATCCACTGCATTGGGCAGGTCTGGAATTAAAGATCTAGATGTGGAATATGTTGACGGGAAAATATATCTCAATGTAGAATTAAATACACCCAAAACATGCAATGAGTTGGTTGACTCCTTAAAGATTCAATCCATTGTAATAAAAACAAGAACCTATCAACCTACCTGCACGAAAATTTCGGAAACCTTAATGAGAGTTACCTATACCCAATCAATCTCGATATGAGAGAATTTACATTTGTCGAGTTTCTATTCACTCTTGATGAATATCCTCAAGAACTCGGCAAACTCATTGCATTAGGTAAAGATTTCAAACTAATCAAATGTGATGACGAATTTGATGATGACGGAGATGGTCTAAGATTTGATTATAAGAGAGTTTCCGGAAACATAAATACTATGACTGCCTCAGTTATCAAACTACAGAATCCTACACTTGCAGGCAAGATGAGAATCTCTTATATTCCAGAAGAACTCAAAGACAAATACAGAACATGAAATTCTACGTTCCTTGCGATAAGGCATTTCATGTCGAAGATCAAGATGTGGTCTGGCTCGAAGAAGCCACGCTAGAATTTCATAAGAAAAGATTAGTATTATATCAATGGTCTGATGGTTATCTATTCGAGGCGGATGAATCTTTCCAAACATTCTTTGCCATACAGACTGGATTTCAGATGCCTTATATCACAGATCAGGAATATGCTCAACTCATCGTTGATAAAATAGCCTATCTGGATAAGGCCCGAGTAAATCAATTAAGAGTAGCATGGGCACAACTTCATCCAAAGATAAATAATAGATGACAATAATCACAGCTATACAGGCATTACCGAATAGCCCCTATGAGGGATCTGGTTTTGTCGGTGTCGTAATAACAAGTGGCATTCCTAGTTATTTTCGACTAGCTGGAGTGGGACTCGATGGAATTACTTCTGTTAGATGGTTTCCTAAAAATCCCGGAAGTGTTCAATTTGAAATGCGTCAACTTATACTTGTTGACGATACCGTTGGAACATTCATGGTTCGTGTCACCGACAATTACCTCGATACAACAGACCGTGCAGGCATACTTAGCTTCGCATTCGATGATGGTACAACATTCTCAGCACCGGTAAAAACATACGGCCCAGTTTCGGTAGGTCCACTCTGGCAAGCACCGGGGCAAGGACTTATTACAGGATAAATGATGCGAAGTGAACGAAATTAGTGTTATCCTGAAAAATAATTTACTAATTACTACCGAG